CCACCACCGGCGACAGCTGGGTTTACTCCATCAGCCGATACACCGCCACCGCCAGCACCGCCACCCTGACATTCGATCTCAACAAAAGCAGTACCACTTAGCGCTGTAAATTGTGTTGCCTTTGTCTGTGTTGCGGTGCCACCATCGACGGAGACATATTGAATGCCGCCAACCTTTGTATAAATCGAGGTGCGCAGTAGTCTGCCGCTCGCCTGTTTATTCAATGCCAGTTTCAGGTTTTCCTGCAGGGTCAGTAAATCACCATCATCAAGCACATCGTTGCCGCTGCTGTCAGCGATGAATTGCGCGATGGTACTGGCGATCACCGACGCCTGGCGCCATACAGTATTTAGCTGCTCTGACTTTGCCACTCCAGAGCTGAAGCCAGAAGATCGCGCGGACAGCGCAAGATAGTCAGCATTGGGTATAACGTTGGCGTTTGCCGCCGTGCCGAAGGGTAAAAACTCATTCTTAGCCATTGGTTGCTCCTAGCAGTGTTCCCCAGGCGCCCTTGTCGAGGCCTGATATGAACTCATTATCGATATCGAAGCCGAACAGCGGCCCTGACTCGGTGGTAATGGTGTAATTCTTTATGCGGACGGTTGACGGTTTGATGTCCAGATAACCCAGCTCGATCACCGCCTTCATGACCGGTGTAATGCGGTCGCCGGTTATGTAAACCGACATCGTCATGTCGAAGTTATCGACGGCGAAAATCTTCGTTTTGCCGTCTGGGAAAATAATCTGGTAGACGTCGCTTAGCGTTTCGGTTGTGCCGTCCCAGTGGTTAGCCGCTATTTTCGCTCGGATGATGGTTCGGTAGGTGTCATCGTCCAGATCAGTAAATCCCCCGGCGTCATAACGCCCACGCCATATGCCGGCGTCAAATCCCAGTTCTTCGTCATCAAACGAGAAATATACGCCGGTGATTGGCGTCGCAATCTTCCGCCCAATACCCACCCACAAGCCGACAGCGTCCAGTTGCTTACCCACGGCGTTGTCCAGGTCGAAATCGTCAATCAGCTTCGCTATGGCGTTCTGCACATCGATCAGGAGCTGGGTGATGAGGGATATATGGTCGTAAAATTTCGGCTTGTGCTTATGATAGGACGTGATGAGCTTTTGGTATTTCGTTTCACTCATACCACCACCACTACGATATTATCCGGCGAACAGGCGGCCGCCGCATTAAATCCGATAATGACGTTTGCCGGCGCCAGGCTACCCGGTGAAGTGCCGATCTGCAGGTCGGTAATGTCGAATGTTGCGCTGTCTGCGCTGCCGTTCAGGTTGGCAGGTAGGAACAGACGCGTCAGGTATACCGGATCGCCGATCTCGATTTCGTTGATGTATGCCGCGACAGCCGTTCTGATTTCCTCTCCGACCGCAGACGTGTAGCCCTGCAGCGCTTTAATCTCGACGCGCGCGAAAATATCAACGCTGGTCGGACGGAAGAAGCTGATCGGATGCACGATGCCATATTTGTCGGTGACACTGATCGTGGTCGTGCCATAAGTGCCGCCGCCTGGCGTTTTCTTTGTGGCGATGGTTTTGGCGATCGCAGCCGCGTCACCGCCGGCAACAACAAGTGAAATGCTGTGCGGCGGTAAGCCGTTGGCATCTTCTACGCTGGTGTCGTTCTCATAGCCACGGTAGCGCTCTACGCCGTCCAGCGTCGCAACGGCGCCCATAATGCCATCCAGCACCGTCAGCGATGGGATAGCAACGGATTTCGACTGGCGCTGGCGCAGCTCTGCGTCTGTCTCCACTTTTCGCCCAGCTGTCGCTGCTGTCGGGTTGGTTACCGACTGCCAGCCGCGTGTAGGTGTGCCGATCTCGGTAATGCTGCCGGCAGGTGCCACGACAGCACCGTCAATCTGGCATGTCGCGGTCACGGTCACCGCGCCATCGATACCGATGACAACACTCGCAGGCAATGACCAGGTGATGCCGTTGCTGTCGCGCACTGTGCCATTGGTGATCAACGTGCCTACCTGTCCTACGATCCGCACGTCAGCAGTGGAGCGAGACGCCGGAGTTACTGCGATGCCGTTTATTTTCACGTTGGAGGCCAAGCCGCGGCCCTGCGCCGTTGCCGGGCTGAATGAGTTATAGACTGCGATCGCCATGTTGTTAACGTCATGGATGCCGCGAGCATAGATAGCCAGCATCTGGCCGTCTTTGCTGTCTGATTCCAGATAGACGTCGTCACCGTAAATCTGTTGGAAATAACCAGTCAGCGTGTTGAGTATCGTCTGATAATCGGGCGCACTGATCCCGCTCGCGGTCACCTTGGCCGCAAGCCCTAGCGTATCGAGATTGAGCATTATGCCTCGCTGGTTACAGTCGTTTCGCCGTACAGCGTGTTGATGGTCGCGGTGAACGTCACGCGGCGCGTATCGGGGTTATATTCCGTGGTGAATTCGAGGATTTCAGTCACGCCCTGCGTGCCGAGGATCCGCTCGCGCACCGCCATGTTGTAGGCGGCTGATTTGTGCTTGCCGAGTATCGTCTCGCGATACGGCGTGCCGTCGGTCACATCGAGAAACCATTCGCCCGTCCAAAGCTCAAAGCGCGTTTTCACAGCCTGTGCGACCGCCTCCGGGGTGTTCTCCAAAAAGGTGTTATCACCCTGGCCGAAAGTGTAATCGCCGTTCTCGTCCTCTTTGCGGTAATTCACTCCGGGCCTCCTGTATGGCCGCCGCCAGTTTCTACGCCGCCATGTTTGTGTGTCTGCAGGCTGATACCGCCGGCGGTGACATCATTAGTCACGGTCACCGGCCCATGCATCGTAGCCGTGCCGCCTCCGTCGCCCATGCCTTGCGATAGGTTGCCGTTGATGGTCACATTGCCGTTGAGCACGATTTCCGGAGAGTTTATCTCCGTGCCGCCCTGCGCGCTGGCGGTAAGTTTTCCGGGTGTGGTGACGTTAACGGCGTGGCTGCCTGGGTCGAGTTCGATAAATGCGGCGCCGTCGTCGGTGCGCAACTGCGCGGTAGAGGTGCTGATACCGCTGATTTTCTTTGCTTGCGACTGCGGGCCTATCAGCGCGAAAGCGTCAGCAAGATGGTGCTGTCGCTGGTCAACGGGTTCCTGCACTCCGCCGTTCTGCCACCAGTAATCAATGCAGCGGTCGGCGAACACGACAAGACACTCATCACCAGCAGCCACTGGAAACGTCAGCGTGACGCCTCCACCGCGCGGGAACACGACAGGAACATCTACCAGCAGCGGCAGTGCCACCGATGACAAGGAGCCGTCAGATTGCCGCACAGAGGCTTTTACGGCCGGTTGGATCGTTGCGGTTACCGCGCCAGCGTCGAAAGACTGGATGATGCCCGGCATTGCCACCCGTAGGCTGGTGCTGAGCGAATCGGCTACAGCTTTCAGCACCAGCTCAGGAGAGTCTTGGCGTTCGTTGTTCGTTACCACGTTATGCTCCTGCCCGGATAGTGGATTGGTTCAGCAACCCCGCGCCGCCCTTGGCAATACAGATCATGTCCTGATACCAGACATTACCGCGCGTGTCGCCGTAATAGGCGATGTTCTTAACGATGTAATCACCGTCCATGTCCAGCACTGCCGGCTGCTGTACGGAGGCACCCGCCGTGCTGCCGGTGGCGATATCCTGATTGGACAGGCCGACCTGGTTAATCGATTTGTTGTCGAGGCGGATCAGCGTGTCGAGTTGGATATTCGGGTTAATCAGGCATTTCACGTTGATGCCGCCGTTAATGGTTTGCTCAGGCATACCGATCAGGCCCGTCTGCGCGTTCAGCACGATAGCATCGGCCAGATAGGCGTTTTCCGGCACCATCTGCAGGCGCCCATTTTCATAGCGCCACGTTGCCTTACACTGCGCCGCAAGGCTGGAAACTTCATCACGGTGCATGCCGAACATCGGTTTACCGCGTGGCGCCTTGGTGGTGGCAAATTCCGGCGTAGCGCCGGCGACGATGTCATAAACACCGATCGGCTTCATCAGCGCGGTGTGGACGTCCTGCTGCGTGTATCCGGCCGCCAGCGTGGTGTTCATCACCGCGAAGTTATGCGCCTGGTCACTGTCGGCCGCCTGGATCACCACGTAGGTGTCGGTCGGGTTTTCACGCCCGCTGTAGGAATACTGGATCTGCCCGGAAAAAATCAGCCCGAAATTGTCCTGGTAGCCAGCGACAAACTTTATCTGCGTGAACTCGTTCTGCCTGATCCGGCTGTTGGTGTTCCGGCTCAGGTTGTAAATTTTGAACATCGCCGTGGCGGGGTAACTGATGTCGGGTCTGCTGATGTTGAAGCTGATTTTCAGGCCGGATAATTCCAGCCCTTCCCCGGCATCGTTCGCCACGATCAGGCTGCATTTTCGCATCCAGTTAGTGGTCATAAGCGCCCCATAAAAAACCGCCCGGAGGCGGTCAGTTGGTCAGAAAATAGAGATGGGACTCAATGCCCAGGTTGGTCTGTGTCGGCGGCGCCAGAACGGCGGGATCGGACATCACGAACAACTGCACGCCAATCCCAAGATAACGATACTGAGCCAGCAGGTCAGCACCGGCCACCAGCGGGATCCCTTGGATAATCGGCGTCTTGTCGTTGCTGGCAATGTCCAGCACCCATCCGGCCACGTCACGCCACATCAGCGTAAGCTGGTACTGCACGCCGGCCAGCTGGATAGCGAACTGCTGGGATACCGGGGTAAGAGGAATTTCAACCAATGCCAAGGAAGCCTCCCGCAGACTTTAAAATGCTCTGCTGCTTTTCCGGTGTGGTCGGGTTTTTCAGCCCAGTGTTGCTCACGCCGCCGGTGTCCTGGGGCGATTGCATGTTTTCCGCCGGCGTGGTCGTCACCTTCTGCGTTTCGGTGATGATGAGTTCGCGCAGGGTGAGCGTCGTCATCAGTACATTCTCGCTGGTTTTGTCGGTCAGCACCTCGATCGCTCGGATGAGCATATTCTGGTACTGCCGCTTACCGGTCGTCACGGCAAAAGGCACTTTGCTTTTTTTCAGTTCCAGCAGCTGCTGATAGACATCCGCCGGGCTGGTGCCCAGCGATAAACCGGTACTGACGTTAAAAATCTCCGTCGTGTTGACCCCGTCTATCAACGATCCACCGCTGGCGAAGCCCAGCTCCATCGTCACCTCAGCGGGGCGATCATACGCATGGTCGCTTGTCGGCGCACCGAGCTCCACGGGGTGCTCGGTGATTTCCGTCGCGTCCATGTGCTTCTCGCTGATTGCCACGCTCGGCACGATAATGCCGATGCGGCGCCGCTGCTGGGAAAACAGCACAGATAAAATATCCATCAGCCCACCTGCGTTTGCATGTTGCGTGTCTGCCGGCGATAGACGCCCTCTACCGCATCACCAGTGAGTCGCGCCGTTTCGTGTGGATCTCCGCCACCCTGCACGGTGATGTTGTATACCGGGTTATTGCTGCTGGTATTGCTGGTACGGTTATCATTCGTCGTTAGCGTTGATTGTGCGGCTTTCAGTACCATCTCAGGGGCGTATGGGTTTTTGCCGTTTTCAATCTGCGTGATGCCATTCATCAGCGTTGCCAGTACCTTCGGATCCTGAATATTCAGCGAGTCTCCACGACCAACGCCGAGCATTTTGCTCAGCTTGTTGATGTAGGCCTGGGTGTTATTCTCGCTGGCCGGCGCAAAGCGGCTGATGATGTCCTCGACAGATTGCAGCTTCTGATACCCTGCGGCCTTTGACGTGCCGTTGTAGTACGCCTTGATCTGCTTACCCAGCGCCGCGAACCCTTCAAAAGCAGAATTGAATCGAGCAAATCGGGGTGTGGCGTGATCTTCCAGCGTCGCGCCGTTCTGGCCGACGTAGTTCAGGTTGCCGGGATTGTTGTTGCGGATGCCGCGCGGCTCGTTAGCGCCTGAGAACTGACCGCGTATCCACTGCCCAACGCTTCGCGGGTCGAAGCCTGTTTTGTCCTTAACCCAATCGGCGGCGCTGTTCGCGCTGTCGGTGACAGCAGGCAACGCGTCAGGATTTCCCTGCCCCTGGCTAAGCAACGCCTTGCCAAGCCTGCCAACCTCGCTCCAGTTTCCGTACTTCAGCGCATTGATGAGATCGCCGATCATCGTCATCATCTTGCCGAAATCGCCGAATTGCTTCGTTAAGTCGGCAATGTCACCTTTCAGCGACCAGCTTTTCAGGTCGATGTTCAGCAGCTTGGCGATTTCCTGTCCGACGCTGAATATGGAATCCCGAAGCTCTTTTATCCCCTTCATCGCGGCGTCTATTTCAGGCTTCCATTTCCCCCAGTTGATCAGGCTGTCGCCGCCTTCTTTCCAGACCTGATAATCGTCATAGAGCGCCACCAGCGCAGCAATGAGCGCCGTGACCATGCCAATCGGGGAAGTGAGGAACGCGCTATTCAGCACGCGCCAGGCCAACAGCAGGCCGCCCAGCACCTTAATCAGCCCCTTGGTGGTATCATCCAGTCGATCCCACCACCTCATGAGATCGCCGGCGCCCTGCACGCCCCGATAAACCAGCGTCATGATGCTATCGGCCAGTGAAAGCACCTTTTTCAGCACGGCGGTGATCGTCCCCTCTATTTTGGGGAAGTTGAGGAGGATATTTTTGCGGAAGCTTTCGAGATTCCCTGCCAGGCCGCCGGCAAGGTTACCGCCGATTTTGTCGCGCATGATGCCGAACAGATTCGCCAACCCGCGCATTTGGGTCATGAACTTGTTCGACTGCTCCGCCGCTTTCTGCGAATCGAACCCTGTCGCCTGCAGCATGCTCTGATAATCAGAAGTGAATCCCTTCACACCCCGCCGCATTGCCAGCAACGTGCTTTCGTCAATGCCGAGGATCTGCGCGTACTGGTTGGCACGGTAGTACGGCATTTTCGCCAGTTTGTCGCCGACCAGCGTCACCAATTGGGCAGTGTCACGCAGATTGCCGGCCGCGTCTCGCGTCTGAATACCCAGATTACGCAGGAACCCCTCTGCGCCTGGCGTCGAACGCAGGAAGCGCGCCAGATTGTCCAGCGTGCCGTTGAACCCCTCCACGCTGCCGCCGGCTTGGCTGAAAGCGTATCCGATAGCCCTGATATTGTTCGCAGTGGCACCAGTACGCTGTGACTGCCAATAAAGGCGGTCGAGGCTGTTGGCGATCTTGGTCGTGAACCCGACGACGGTCAGCGCGGCCGCTTCGACTGCTGCGCCCATCTTGACCGCATTCATCGTGACGCCGGAAACCACCGATTCGAACTTGCGGCCGCCGGCCTCGTCGATGTCGAACCCCAGCGAGATCAGGAAGTCCTTGATGGTTTCAGCGTTCATTTTCTGCCTGCCATTTTTTTATCAGGTAATTATTTTCCGTCTCGACATCGAGCGACTCATTCATCAACGCAATATCAGCCAGTGACAGCGTGCCGTCTTTAAGCGACTCATAGCTGCACATGCGGGCATGTACCGGGCGCAGCAGATAACTGCGCCCCTTTGCCAACGACTCCAGCGTTAAGCTGATTCCTGGGCCGCGCTGTTGTCGCTCACGGGGAGTGCGGGAAAAAAATCACCGAGAGAGTCCCGCACCACGTTGCCGACGATTTTCACCAGATCCAGTCCGTTGAGGTCATCGAACATCATCGTGCGTTGGCTTGGCTCATAGATTTTTGACCACGCCTTACCCTGTTGCCGGGTAACCACAGACAGGCAAGCATGGTTGATCTCCGCACGGCCTTCCCGGCTCAACTGACCGATGGCCTTCACCACCAGCGGAATGATCTCGTCAAACAGGCGGTTTTTATCCTCCTGCAGCGACTTCCCATTAGCGGCCATGACGTCTTTCAGCAAAGGGATAAGGCCGGATAAAACCGGCGCCAATGCGATAGCCACATCCTGCTGAGCGAATGCGTCAAGTTTGGCCGCGCGGTACTGCTGGCCCTTAATTTCAAATTCCATGCATCACTCCTTAGAAGGTGCCAAGCAGTTGATCGACCAGACCAGCGTCAAATACCCAGGACACAGTTCCGCCGTCTTTGGCGTTCTGCCAGTCGGGTTGCTTCTGGAACGCTACCGAGCGCGCGGTGCAAACGTCGTTGCTGGCGCTGTTGCGCAGCACGATAACGTTATTACCCCAGGTAGCGGACGAGAGCGACTGCGCGTTATATAACGCACTCAGCTTGGCGTTGGTTGGTGAGGTCTTGAGCAGCGTCACTGTGATCGTGCCACCCTTACCGGCGTGCAAGCTGTGCATCACAGAACCGTCGGCACCGGTGGTCATGGTGTTCTTCGCTTCAACCATTGTGACAGTCACGCCCTCTTCGGCGTTGCCCGAGCCATAACCCAGATCGAACGCACCACCGGGGCCGACGATAGAGGCGGAAAAATCCAAAAAGCTGTAAGTAGACATTCCCCGACTCCTTAGCGGTTAACGTTGATGATGACGTCGGCGAAGTGAACAGCGCCGGCCAGTTTAATAGCGCACTGGATCACAGGCGCTTTACGCGCTTCACGGTCTGCCTGTGCCTGGCTGGCGATAGGCGGCGCGTAGGTGTAATAACCCGTGGTAAGCGTGTCACCGGTAGCCAGGTTGCCAATTGGGTCGCCATTCCACACGCCCGGCGCCATCAGGCCGTTCGTGACGCCCTGCTCAAGAGAACCGTTTACGCTGGTCAGCAATCGCGTAATGCCCGGATCGGTCTGCGGTACTTTGGTTGTGCTGGTATAGAGCACGTTATAGAGGTTGTTCTGAACGTAGTTCTGCAGCCAGTCCAGGCCGTGGCGCTCATCGAAGAAATCGCCGTTGCACATCAGGCCTTCCTGGATGATCGCCGTGTCGTTGTCGTAGTTGACGAACACGTTGCAGTTTTTCGCCGTCAGCGTCTTGGCCTGCGTCTGTGTCAGCGTTTCCGCCGCAATGCCTGGCTGCTGCTTGAATTTCAGCGTGATCGTGGTGTTGTTACCGAGGAAATTCACGGTAAACGCACGCCCGAAAATGGACGCCGAGGCATACGGGCTCGCGCTGGAATACTGAATGAAGGTGCGGCCGTATTTGGCGTTTTTCAGCTTGCTGGCGATGTCGTTCTCGTTGTCCAGATCCAGCACACCGGTGTTTTGCGTGGTGTAACCGAAGATGCGGGAAACGTCATCGGACTGGATAAAGGCCGCCACGCTGATCACGTCGTCATCGCTCAGCGATGTGTCGGCGATCTGCAACCCATACCAACCGGTAGACATGTCGGCCAGCTTGTAGATGCATGACTGAATATTTTCAGCAGCTGCACGCGGGATGGCCAATGCGCCGGCGTTCTGCACCGCGCCCATCATTGCCGAGATGTCCGTACCGGTCGTGTTAGCCGAACCATATCCCACCGCCGACGATGCGCCGGTCGATTTTGAGGTGATGATGAATCGGCTGTTCACTGCGTCCCACGTCACGTTAGCCGTGCTCAGCTTCTCAGTGATCCGCGCGGCCACGCCGTTCAGGTTGGTTTCTGCTGAGAAATCCACGGCGGTGATCGTCTTGTTGGTGCCGTCGATACTGATTTTCATCGCGCCATCGGTCACCGAGGCCCAGGTGCTGATCGCCTGCTGCGCCGGCGTCAGAATGGTACAGCGCAACAGCGCCGCCTGGTCTTCTTTAATCCAGCGGCCGATGTACAGCGTGCGTGGCTGAGGCGTCTGCTGGAAATACAGGTTAGCGGCCTTGTACTCCGGCGCCTCCATACCGAAATCTGCGCCGACGTCGGTAATGCCCGAATAGCTGCGCATGCGCTGACTGCCGTCAATGACATCAGAGCCACCGACGATCAGCAGCGCGCCGAAATTGCGCCCCTGTGCAGCGCGCAGCGCCATATTCACCGTCACATTGACGATGTTCGATACAGGTAAGCCCTGTGACATAGATTATTCTCCGAAGAATTGAACCGGTGCTTCCACCAGCGACTTGATGCCGTACTCGCGGATCACTTTGCGACGCAGGCGCACGGCGATGTCATACCGGCGCACCCACTGGTTGTTGATGAGTTCTGGAAGGTTGAATATCCGCCCACAGTCGAGCAGGGTCAGATCGCTGTTTTTCAGCTCGTCATTGTTCTGCGAGACAAACAGGCCATCACGGAAACGGGTTGCCACCGTCATTCCCTGCGGGCCATAGAAGCACACCAGAATATCGATGGTTTCGTGCGACCACTGTTCGGCGTTTTCAGCGCCCTGGATATACGCGGGGTTGGCATCTTCCTGTACGCCGGTAATACCGAAGGCGCACCAGGTGGTGCCGTTTTTCGGTATCTGCGGTTGCGGGTCAGTCCAGCGCGGATAAACGTTGTCTTTATCCATGCCGGTGATACCACGGATCCACCGACTGATCTGGCGCTCCAGCGCTTCGTCGTAGGTTGGCCCATCGCTGACCGGCGTCAGGTATCCGGGCGCTGTGCTGTCGTTACTCAACGGGTGACCCTCCGTCAAACTCCATCAGCTCACAATGTGCCTGAACGAACCCCGCGCCATACGCCGTATACGGGTCTACAAACGTCACGCGGTATTCCCTGCCCCGATAGGTTACGACATCCGCATCAAGGCCTGGCTGGCCCTGTGTGAGCCGAAATTGCGTCACAATAAGAATGGCACCGTTGATGTTCTGGCCGGCGGCCATACGGCGCGCTTCCAGTGAGCGGTCAACCGTCACCACGCCGGAGAAAGGAATGTCCTGCTGGGTGTTGGTCGTGAAGTTGTCATCGTCCCGATGCTGAATCTGCCGATGGCAAACCAACGTCGTATCGACAAAATCAGGATCCAGCAGTACCTCGGTCACGTCGAGAAGCGGCATTATTTACTCCTTACCACGTAAGTGATTGAGCGCAGCAGGTAGCCATGCGCATAGAGCGGCTTGTCGCCGGGAATGCCTTTGGCGCGCCGGTTAGCCTTCGTCATCTCAGAGAGAGGGTGAAGCCTATCACCGGCACCAATGACCGCCTTGGCGCCATCCCGTGCAATCTGCCCAGCGCTTTCAAGCTCCCGCTGCGCTGCCTCCGTTTTGCCGTTCAGCGCAGCCACGGCCGCTGCCTTCAGATGCTCAGTGGTTCGTGGCTTGGTGTCCTCGATACCCATATCCAGAAACGGGCGCGGTGGTAGCGTGACGGTTTGGCCGCCAAGCTGCACCGTGGCGCCGGTAGATTGCAGATAGCCGATCTCCGCGTTGTTCAGGCTCTCGCCATCCTCACGCGTTGCATTAGCCTCTGGAATACCCACCAGCACATCCATTTTTGACAGAGAGCGCAAAGACGACAGCACCGATTCTGCGTTGTCGTTCCTGACCTTGAGTCCGCTTTTCATAGCTGCCGACCGCCTGCCCCGAACATCGTAATCAGTTGCCAGAACTCCGCGCCGTAGCGCGTGTTATTCCAGAATCCAGCATCAGGGTTAAGCGTCGCGCTTGCGTCATAGCTCACGCTGACCTTATCAACCGATTTTGATGTCTGGACACCGCTGGATGCACCGCCCGCGCCGCCAGCCGCTGCAGACCGCTGATCCTGAGCAAAGAGCGCCATGTAATGGGCCACAAATAACTCCACCAGATAGGGGAATATTTTGGCGCCAGTTACTTTTTCGCTCAGCAGGATGTCAGCCAGGTTCAGGCGAAACTGAATCTGCGCTTCTGGGTAGGTGACGGCATCAGTGAATTGCAGGAAGTCGCGGCGAAAGTCTGCAGACGTGGGCAGTGACTTATTTCTTGGCTGCTCCATTGGATTTCTCCAGTCGTGCGGTCAGATCCGCTACCTGCGCGTTAAGTGCAGTGATTTGTTCATTGCGCTCAACCAGACCGCCGGCAGCAGCCTGCAGCTGTTCGGTTTGCTCTACCACCTTGTCCTTTTCAATCTCCAGAAGCCGCTGCAGTTCGGTAACCTTGCCTTCCAGCTCAGCAATGCGTTGCGCGCCGGCTTCGTCGATATTTGGCGGGGTGAAATCGCCCAAAGCTTCGGTGTGCGCTTCGACAAACCAGTGAGCGGCCACAGACTCGGGAACGTTGTGACGCCCCTTGTCGAACTCCTGCACCGAGTTATCCGCGTGAGTGAGTTTGAATGGGGTGTGCACGTGGATCGTAACCAGCTTTTCTTTCGTCATTTCGGTAATCCTTCAGGCCCCTTTCGGGGCCGCTCTGGTGATCAGATGCCGTCCACGTAGGACAGGGTTTCTTTGTACACCGGCTCAACCGCACCCAGCTTGGCGTAGTAAGTGGCGATCTGGTACAGGCCGCGATACTGAATAGGCACGCTCTGCAGAGGAACCAGCGGATAGCGGACGTATTTCTTGTCGTTGGTGTAAGCCACCATGCGATCCTTGCCACCAACACCGCGTTTCTTCAGCCATTTGACGGCCTTGATCTCCAGTGGCACGCCGTTCTGATGATATGCAATGGTGTTAACCGAGAGATAGCTCAGCAGTGACATGTTGCCTGCCTCGGAAACCTTGCGGCTCGCCAGCAAAGAATACTGCTCAGGCGGAATACGCAGGTCAGAAGGCACAACGGAATAGCCAGACGCTGCCCAGGCATTCGACAAAATGCTGTTCACGCTATCCAGAATTTCGTCATTGGTGGATGCCGCCCAGGTCTTCGCCGCGTTGTTCAGCGTAACGCCGACCAGGTTGGTCAATCCCTTCAGCCCCAGAGAGTCGTCGCCGATGTAAACCTGCTCATCGTTGTCCATCTGCCACTTGAGCTGCATGCCCTCATATTTCTGGGTATCGATCGGACGGCCTACCTGCTGCGCTGCTGCCAGTTCTACAACAGTCCAGCCCAATTCCATGCCCCACAAGTTCAGTGGGTTGCCGTCTTTACCGATATCGACGTTCACACCCGCAATGGCGGTAGAGTCTTTACCGATCCAGTTCTTGCCGTTCGGGTTTGCGCCAGTACCGGCAGCGCCGAAACTGGTGTTTGTCCAGCTGGAGATGTCATCAGCAATCGACACGTCTTCACGCAGCTGAATATCACGGCTCCAGGTATAGCCAACCAGCGGCAAGTTCAGCGTTTGGTCGAGGCGCTCCAGCTCGCCGATGAGAAACGCACCGGAGGTATCAACGGTTGCCTGATCAAAAGTAATCATTCGTCTTTTCCTTAAATCTTCCAGGAGATTTCAGCGTTGCCGTCGGCATCGCCGGCGCCAGTGAATTCTGCGTTAGGCAGCAGAGCGGTTTTGTCGGCAACCAGCGTCGCCATGAAACCGCCCAAGGGAACATCGATAGAAGCGTCAGGGGAAACGACGATGTAGACCGGTGCGCCCTTTTTGATGGTGCTGGCATCAGAGCCCACGTTAACCGTCATGTAGCCACGCTTCATTGCATCGCCGGGGAAGTTCTTGTCGGTGCCTACCTGGCGAACCATGTCAGGCTGCGACGTGGTTGGGTAAGGACGGACATAGATGCCTTTCACTTTGTCGGCGGTGTCACCGTCAGCCAGCGGCACAAAGAAACCGTCCGCGTCGATTTTCCCCGCCAGGCCATAAGCAGGGAAAGCGTTAGCGGATTTGAGGATTACCGGTTCTACGGTCAAATCCTGCGGGCGAGAGATAGCCCCGGCAATGCCCACAGGCATCCGGTACAGGTATGCAGTCATTGTTTTATCCTTTTCGGTTAGACCAGAAGTCGGCGTTTTGCTTGTTCAGGGCGGAGATGCTTGGAGTACCGATATTCGGGCTACGGGCATCGCCGGTAGTGGATCGGGTATTGCGACCTTTCGCAATCTCAGAGATGGCGTTAAACGCCATGTTGACCGACTGTTTCGGCAGTTTGCTGATATCAGCGTCACCCACCACCTGGCGAACCAGCGCTTTATCGGCAGCGGCCAGCACGTCACGTTTAAAGGCGGTTGGCTTCACCTTGCGGGTGAGGTCGATACCAGGAACGATGACTTCCGCACGGTAAGCAGAATCGCCGGTAATCGTGGTTTCTTCTTCGTCGTCCTCGCCGTCGCCGGTAGGCTCTTTTTTCTCTTTGCCTTCAGGTTCACCGGCATTATCGCCGGTGGTCGTCCCTTCCAGTTTCGCCAGCAGCGCTTTCAGCAAGGTTTTGATATCGTCCTCGCCGTCTCCGGTAGGCTCACCGCCCATCTCCGGATCTTTATTCGGGAGCGGCTGCTGAGGTGAAAGATTGATGTTGAGGTTTACGCCGCTTGGCAAATCCCCCTCATCCACTGTCACGGCTGCCGGAGCAGAGTCCAGCAGTTCGTTCATCGTGTCCGCGTCACCTGTCTTGTGGGCGAAACGAAGGCGCTGTAGCCAGCTTTTCTTTTGAGTTGCCATTGTGTCTCTGTCTCCAATTGCACAACGATTTCCGGCTCTGCCTTTTGGAACAAGAGCCACATGGTTTCCTGTGATATCCACCTGGTCAGCTGCGCCAGGGGCTGTCTGTTCGTACTCTGCGTCATAGCCACATGACACCTGCCGCAGACCTTCCTCGATCAACTGGATGGCGTACTCATCTTTGACGATGATGTCGGCCAGCATCAGATCGGATTGGTCACCCGTCCCGCGCCTAACGTTCTGGATATGACCATGCGCCAGCTCTTTCCAGTTCTGCGGATTGATCAGCCGAACGTTGCCTTCTTCATCCTCCGGGTGCAGCACCGTGATGCTCATCCCCTCAAACGAGGCCAGCGTAGCAGGATCGAATACTTGCTCTGGCGAGCGTCTGACGATGATTTCTCCCGCTGCGTTCGGCTTCAGATTAGGCAGGTCTTTGGCTGAGTAGACTTGCGTACCTGTTCGGGCGATCGGCACGTCCTTACACAGCAGTGAGCCGTCAGCCAACGCATAGCGCGTCTCACCCAGTCGGGTTTCAAAGAAATATTTCATGGGTTACCTGCTGAATGGCGGGCATAAAAAAGGCCGCTTGCGCGACCTGTATCGAGGGGGATAATTTCGCCGATTTCCGGCGTATTTAACATAATAGACCTTTTGCGCACCACGCGATCGGCACTCGTTACAAATGCGGGCTGAGAGGCGTAAAACTCCCAAATTTCTCGGCTAAAAGCCCACGTTTTTCGCTACAACATTTTCGCAACAATTCGCCACTATTGCAGTTCAACGTGATTCGATACCGAAGCCCGTATTTTTCACTTTCTTGGCCCAGGTATTTGAACATCGGGGTGACATTTGCAGTTAGGCAGACAACCAGCGTGACCGGTCATGCCGTCCAACGTCGGCGGGCTGTGCCAGTACACGAACTTATCCCGCATTTTTTTATGCGATGGTCGCGTGCCAGCTCCCTCAATGCGCCACCAATACCCCTCAGAGCCAACAGCAAGAGCGCGGGCCTGCGTCAGTGCGCCAGTGGCTCGGCCTATCTCTGTGCGGGCGATCATCCTTGCCCTACCTGCGGCAACGTCACCGGACTGCATAATCATCTCGTACAGCGCGTCTGGGCGCTCACCGTGAATGGTGGCCTGTATGGCGCGCTGCTGAATTTCACGAACACGGTCGGCGGCTTCCAAGGGAAGCGACTTCATCAACTGGATTTGCCGGTAAACGATATCCTGTGTCACCTGGCCGATCGGCGTGTTGCCGACTACATCCCGAAGCCCCTCGGAAATCTGCTGTGATACCGATTTCCACTGGTTCCACTCCTCGCGCTCCACCTGCAGGAACATTTTCTGACCGACCATTGCCGCCCAGTCGTCCAGCACCTGCGAGTAGTCGATGAGGTGATCGGCTACCGTGTCAGCGCTTGCCTGGGAACCATCGTAGGAGCCAGTTACGATCTGATTTATCTGACTGACTATCCCCAGTAGGCTTTTCTGATACTGGATTTCTGAACGCCGGCGCAGGGCCGGTTTCAAGTTCAGGCTCCTCATACTGCGACTGCGCATTATCGATGTCCTCATCAGTGATCGATGCACCAATACCCGTTACGTCCGAGTTTTCGCGCAAATCCGTCATCGCAGCCTTTGGCGACATCAGCCCGTCATTCAGCGCAGTGCTGATGGCCGTCACGGTGTTTACCGCCACTGTTGAGCGGTCAACGTCGGACATCTGCCACAGCGGGTTAAACTCAAAGGTGAAGTCCTCCGGCAGCTCCTTGCCCAGCTCAGAGCGGTGCATGATGTCGAGCACCTTCCGAAGCGGAAGACGCAGGCGGCGCTCTTGCAGCGAGCTGACGCGGTCGTAGTAGTTGGCAAGGTCAGCATCACCCGTTGAGAAACCTTTCGGTGACTGACCGAATAGGCGCACCAGCGGAATGCCGACGGCGCCACTGATCTGCTCTGCAAACTGTGAAATGACGTCATCCAGCCCGCTGAAGCTGTACTGGTGCGTTTCAAACTTATCCTTGGTATCCATGAGGGTCATGCCCTCATTGCTCTGGAACTGGCGGATAAGGTCGATATTTTTCAGAAGTGCCTCAAACGCAGGGCCGCCAAGCGCGATCAGTTCGCGAAGCTTCTCCACGCTGTAGGTGCGCAGGTGTGCTTTGTAAACCAGTTGCGCAGCGCCTACCGTCGCACTATCGAATGCAGTCAGCCTGTCCCAGATGCGCTCTACAACTGACATCCCCCATTCGTTCTCGGTCATTTTCTGCTGGAATGGCAGCGTAACGCCGTCGAACCGGATCAGGCGACTGTGATGTATCCTCCAGGCGGGAATGCCCGTGGCGGTCGTCACAACGTCGTAGAATTCGGGCTTGCCGAGGTCTGGCCCCATCTCTTTAATGCGGCGGGTGAGCACCGGGTTAATCATCCAGCGGTCAAGCGGGAGGATGCCCTTAAACTTGCCTTCGCCAATCGTTTCCAGACGCAGCGGCGTAAACGGCGCTTGCCCCTCGATCATGATAAAGCCAACCGCTCCGCCATAAAGCCGTGACCATTTCAGCACGTCATTCAGTGCATCCCAGATCTGCATGTTGTCCAGTTGCGACTCAATGACGCCACGGTCTTTCGCGTCAATCTCTGACGTGATGCGAATGCCTTTGCGGGTCATATCGTCAGGGATGGCGTCTACGGCTTCACCAATCACCCAGGATGAGCGATATGACCACTCAATCATCATGCGGTTGCGGCTGGTGAAGTTTGCCCGGTAAGTCGATGCTGAATGCTGGTTAGGGGTTTGCATCCCAACGCGGGCGACAAAGTTCTCGTACCCGTCAGCGGTGGCTTGTGCCGTCCGCTTTGAGGTGGGTTTATTTCGTGCCATCAGGCCTGTCTCCCTAACAGCTCCCAGATATTCAGGGCTGAATTCATTGGCGCGTAACTGATCATCACCGAGTCGGCCAGGTTGGGCGATTTGGTGCCGTCAGGCTGTTTGTCCACAACGATTTTCCCCACCCCATTGATTGAGTAGGTTGGCTGTGTAAGTTCGATGATGAGTTTGTCTTTGCTTTCCATCGTGCTGCTGATGGAAATGATTTCGTCGGGGTTGTACGGCATTTTTTCGACAACCGCGCGGTAGGTGTTTTGGAACAATTTGCGCAGACGCCACCAGCTCTGCGCTTTGGCATTGGCAAAGAAATCTTTGTTCAGTCGTGCTTGCTGCCCGTTGTCGCCACGCACTGCCTCATCATCCGGATCGAATACCGCGCCGCTTCCCCTAAATGGAGTCGCCAGAATCATCGGCCGGCGGGCAGCTTTACGCAGCTCGTTGATGGCGCGGGCGTCGCCGCGAACACCAGCCCCCAATCCGTCCTCGTCGAAACGGTACTCATCGATGTTGTCCGCGTCGCAGAACCCGAAAACCTTCTCAACCGACTGGTAGATGTCGCTGCCGACGCCTGACCACTCGCGGACGTTCTCCAGCAGGAAGCCGTGACGGGTCGAAAATGAGTTTTTATCGCGCCCTTCGTCTGCAACGTCCATTGCGCCGAGGCGTTTACCGGTAGGCTGAATACCCAGCTTGATATGCGCATCAACAGCGGCCTGAACCCAATCGGACGGAATAAGCACGCCCTCGGCGGATGCGCTGTAGTTAAGGTCGAGCTCTTGCGCCACCACCACCGGGTTATCGATTTTGTCGCATTCCCTGCGATACCAGGCATCGTCTTTGCGCGGATCGCTGCGCCAGTGGAACGTGAACACCGGAATTTTTCCGCTATGACGTTTTTGGGCGAATGGGTTAGCCATGCCGTTGACCGAACTCAAATCGATACGGCAGCGCGTTGTCTGCGACAGCGCAGCGTCGATCAGCAAAGGGCGCTGCAAGAATGCCGCCTCGTCCACCAGATAGAGCGTGGTGCGGTCACCGCGTCCAATGTTATCGCCAGCCTCGCCTTTGATAACGGCGCCCGTATCGGGGAATTCAACGCGCATATAGGGGGCGTGTTTTTTTTCGCTCCAGCTGCCGCGAAACTCCACCGGCAGCGTTTCAACGAATTTGCGCGCCTTCCAAAACAACGCCTTTGGGTCACCGGTGCTGTCCACGTACTCCTCTTTACGGGAGCCGAAGCCAATCACCATTTCTTTGTTGAACAGACACAGCGAGCAAGCCAGCCCGATCGCCGTCCAGCTCAGCCCCATCTCGCGGCTCTTTTCCGTGATGCCGTTCTCCATATTCTCCCGGCGCGTCATAATCCAGTGGATCCACTCTTCCTGTTTTGGGAACAGCAAAAACGGGATTGTCACCGGCAGGCCGTAATCGATGTTGCGGGGGTCTGTCGTCATTCCCCAGTCGATAATGAACTGTGCCGGGTTGGTGCGGTAAAACTCGCGAATAGCCGGCAGCGTTTCCGGGTTAGCCCTGATGCGCTGCAGGCGCTCCATCCGCCATTCGAACACCTGGGTGTAATCCGGGTTTTTGAAGTCGAACGGGAACGGAATAGGCATAGCTCGCTACTCTGGGAAAAATGTGTGAAAAATGGCGTTATTTAACATAATGACCGTTACCCGCACCGGCGAAACAGCACTCGCCCGCTGGTTACGCCCAGTGGGTGATTTGTCAGGGTTTTCTCGTTGGATTGGTCGAAAACGGACTGCATAAACGATGCATAAAACAGGGGTGTTTTTGCATAGTCGTGAAATTGAATTTCCTGGGTGTTTTCAGCAGTTTTACCCCATCAACTTGCGATAGGCCTCTGCCACCTCTTCAGTTGACATGTTGGTGCTCTCGGTTTTGATAGCACCACCGCCGGGGCCGGATAGCTCGGTTTTCTTCGGCGCTTCCCACCCCATCATTTCGCCGAGTTGCTTAATCGCCGCCTTCGGGTCGTGCATCTTCAACTTGATGCCGTCCTTGCCTGTAGTCAGTTCGGCAACGGCCGCCATCGCTTCAGGGTCTTGCAAGGCCGAATCGCGAAATGCCCAGGACGCTTGATAAACCGGCTTGCCCTCTTCGTCCTCGCCTATCTGGCAGTTTTTGAACTCTGCGATATCGGTCAGAGCTGTGCGCCCCATCTTCGACAAACGCTCCAGCGCTTCTGTGCGCGTCATGATCGCCTCATTGATCGCTTCGTACTGAACGGACTTGAGGAAGGCTTGGACGTTACCATTTCTTACCATCACAGCGGCTTTTGAGTGGACACCGTCGCCCTTCGCTTTCCCTCCCGCGTTACGATAGGCCTCCGCCTGGCGGTCGCCATTCAATAGGCAGGTAACGAATTTCTTTTGCAGCTTCGTCAGGGCATCGAAAAGCGCCTTCTGTTCTTCTGTCAGCGTCATTTCGACTCCTTAGTGATGTTTTACTCCGTTATGCATGCTTTGCGGATGTAATCCTGCAGGCCAGCTATTTGGCTGCGGGCGGTTTCGATTCGCTCTCTGAGACGGAAATAATCCCGCTCAGCGGCGTCAGTAAGTCGGGGGCCGGTTGCATCAACCACGCCGGAGGCTCCGGTGGTTGAGCACGTGGCGGCGAGCTGCAGCTTGCGAGCGCCAGCGTCAACAGCGCGCTGCAGAGCATCAATCTGATTCTTGGCATCGTTTAGCTCCTTGGTGCGGCGCTCGTCGATGGCGGCCACCGCGCGCTGTGTGCTGTTCTGCCAGTCGAGCCGGCCAGACAGCTGACTGTTGGCCGTTTGCAATTTGTCGCGTTCGTGGCGCAGCGCCTGATTGCTGATAGCGAAATACGCCAGCAAGCAGAGCACCACAGCCACGATAGCGGCCTGCCAATGCGGTAGCGGCCATTTCATGATAAAAACATCTCACGTTCTGCTGCACGGCGAGCAACCAGACCATCCAGACGCTTGCCGCCAGCATTTACCCACCGCCCGAACTCATCGGCAGCGCCAGCCTTATCGCCTGCATTCAGTTTTTTCAACAATGTCGAAGTGCTAAGCGACCGCAGGCCGAGGTTATACGCAAAGCTCACCAGCGCGTCGAATTGGCCTTGAGTGATTCGCACCTTCACCAGCTGATTAACGCCCTGCTCATACTGCACAACGCCGCATTTCAGCAGTCGATCGGCAGTGGCCTGATCAATCTGCATTCCGGGGCCGACTTTTTTACCGTCAACAGGCTGTGTCCATCCGTAACCGATCGTCCAGACGCCCACCGAATCCTGATAGGCTTTCAATCGCAGGCCTTCGAAGCGCTTAATCAACTCAATGCCGCTTTTACTTATCTGCATTCTGATTGCCCCCGCCGAAGCGGTTACCCACGTAACCAGACAAAAACGAGCTGAGTTTCTTCACGCCGACAAAGCCGATGAATCCGCCGATACCAACTGTTAAAGCTTTCGGCACATCGAAGTAATCCAGGGCTGAGTAAGTGGTCAGTGCCAAGGCACCGCACATCAAGCCTTCGAATATGGTTTCTTTCCAGCTGCTTCCAGCATACGCCATCCGAAGAACGGCCATCACGATAGCCATGACGACGCCACCAATCGGCACGTCACCGCGCCACCAGGCCGCTAGAATGTCGCTGATCTCTGCCCAGCTATGGGGATTGTTTGGCATTTTCATTCCTCCCCCTCGCCGGGGCATTGCCCGATCGCCGGGTGCGAAAATAAATAATGCCGCCTATGGCAGCCTTATGGTTTGGTGGTGATGCGGATGTTTACTTCGCCGTCGCAACCGACAAGCGTCGGCTGATCGGCTGGCTCGCTTTCATATTGCTCCATAGCAATGAACGCAGCAGCAACGGTTTCACCTGCCAACTTTGCAGAGCCTGAACTTACGGAGCCTTTGGCGATGACAGCGCTTAGTGCTGCACGCGCGTGCTCTTTTGTCTCGGTGCGTAAATCGGAAAATCTCATGTGAACTCCAGATGTGGGGATCAGCCACCAGCCGTAAACGCTGCCGGTAAGAGGGGGTGCCGTGTGTGTCGTCCGTTGGCTGGGGCTGAAATGCAAAAAGCCCCAGCGGTTAGGCCGGGGCTCGTAGATTTTTGTTGTTGCTTGTGGTGAATTTAGAAAAAAAGAAACCCGCCAAATGGCGGGTTACAAAAAGTGCCTGCGAAAAGCTTAAGCTACTGCTTTTCTGCTACGAGGACGGCCCTGTTGTTCGCTGCACTGAGCTTTGTGCTCAAAAGCGTTCGGGGCAGCCTTCATTAGAATTTCAACAGCAGCGCCCATTCTCGCAAATGCGCTTTTTGTGTCGAACTTAACTTCAGTCTTGGCTACTTTTTGCTCTTTCATATAAACCCCTTATGAGTCCCAACATGGTTCTCATTAAGAAACATTCTAGCATCTCTGCTAAAAACTCCCAACCTCGCAACTTCATCTACAGCTGCGTTTTCAGTAGTTCTCTACTGTCGGGAGGCTCATCCTATCATTTTGAAGATTTGCGTCTACTGTTTTCGTGCTAAAAATTTAGACACCTTCGTAGAATTTTTCAAAAGCTCTTTCAAGAGTGGCAACTTCTGCAACCATGATGTAACCGCACTCTGTCATGGCGAACCCAAAGCTAGTGTAGTACTCAATGAGCTCTCGCACAGGCTCCACGATTTGAACACTGACAGCTTCCACTGCCATGCAGAACAGATACGCCGCCATCAAAGTAAGGAGCACCATTCGGCCTTTCAATGGGTGTTCCTTATCGTCCCTATTAAAGCGCTCTATCATGTGAATTCGGAAAACTCTGTCTGTTATCCCATAAACACTCAAGCTCACACCTGACGGAACCGCTTCAACAGCATCTTTGACCAGCTTCACGCAAAACTCAAAATGGTTAGGGTCGTTTCCGTAATCACACAACCCCACATCCCATTCTAACTCACCAAAACCACCAGTTAGAATTCGGTAGTCCTGATCTGAGATTGGCCCTACGGCCAACTTAAGCCGTTGAGAATCGATAATGAGTTGAAGATTGTTCCTTACAGATTGGCCGATCTCGTCCAAAGAAAGCATGCGGTGATCCATGTTCTTCAATAGTTACATGGGGTCATTTTACACCTTTTCAAACTAACAGCACTTGAAAAAAACCCCGCCGAAGCGAGGTTTTGAAAGTTGATAAGCTACGTCACTGCGTAACCACTCTTATCACAATAGCCAGTAAAATTCGTAACGAAAAGCGGAAATTTACGCGACAGCCGAAATTTCTGATCTGCTCGTCCATGCGTCCATCTCAAGCGTCGCACCGGTCATAGCTAAACAGCCTTCTATAAAGCTTTCCGCCATCATCAGCTTTTGCCTTATATTCCCTTCTGAAACCTTCCATCTACGGGCTATCTCCGATTTTGATACCCCGTATCTGTAGTGCAGCATGATTACTCCGAGCTCTCTTTCGTCGCGTACCTTCTTCAATCTACCCACGGCGCCGTCAACAATCAGACCGTCATTATCGCAACATGAAGGCTTACTCTTGCTCGTGTTCGGAAGAAGCCCCTTAAACCCCGCAGCGATCGGCGAGTAATCAACGCCGCTATTGTCTTTCGCCCACTGCCCCCAACGCTCTAAAACTAGCTGGATGTCTCTCATTCGATTCTCCCGATGATTATCTGACCTACTTCGCCCCAAATCTTTGTTACTCGACCGTCCCAGATGCGGCAGTCGTCCTCAAAAATGGCATCCAGCAACGCCTTCTCCAGATTGTCCTTGTCTGGCTTCTGCTGATGCGGTTTCCCGGCCATCTCAGCGCGTTTCTTCTTGCTCCAGCTATCTGGCATGGGTAAAACAAACGTCACGTGATAGCCGCTCTCAGGCAGCGAGATTCGATTCAATTTCACCTCATCACAGAATGCCCGGTAGCGGAGAACTGGCGGGCGCTTGGCCCACCGATCTTTTTGTGTCATTCGTGGCTTGGGTATTGGCGTGATCGAGTACGTTTTCATGCGATAGCCCCGATGCCCCTGGCTACCATGCTCTGCTTCCCAGGCCGCCATATCCTCGTGCAATGCGTCGTGGCATTTACGGCACAGCGGGATAGTGAAGAAGTCGTGAGCCTTGGTTCCCATTCCACCCTGACCGTGGCCGATAATGTGGTGAGGGTCGTCTGAGCGAGCTCCGCAACCGCAGCAGGGGCGAGTCTTAACCCAGCGGGTATATTTGCTGTCTTCAGCGCGGGTTTTCTTCGGACGCAGCACAAAGGCGCCTGGTACTTCAGGATCGACCTTGAAACACTTCTGGGCCTGCTTAGCGATGAGTTCTTTTACCGCCGGCTGGCAATCCATGTCGGATTCTTTGCGGATGCCGCTGATCACCTTTGGTTCTGGCAAGTCGGTGACGGTGCGCGCGACGTCATCGGGGATCAGGTCGAATACACCGGACAGCATGGCCCACAGCATCAGTTCAGGGATTGTTAGCTGTCCTTCAGACTTCAGGCGGTGTTTTGCCGTCGCCACAACCCAGCGCGCCGTGTTGCGGGCGGCGATTTTTTCCAGCTTCGGCGATACACCCAGGCTTTTTTTGTAGCAGCCGGGGCAGATGCGAACGGCCGAATTACCTACGCGCTCTGTGTCCAGAATTGTCTCCGGCAGGTCGTGCTTGCTGTACTGGCATTTCGTGAACTGCGTCGCCCAGGCTTCAATCGCGTTAACCCCACCGCAGGCATTCGTCACGCGTTCATGCTGGAAGAAATCCTGCAGGAGCGGGTCATTAGCGATCTCATGCTCCACCGCAGGTAGGATGCCTTCAGGGGCGTCTTTGAACTCTTTCGGCAGCGTGGAAACCATCACGCGGCCTGTCATGTGAAACGCCAGCTTTTCGTCAACCGGGATCAGGGCAATACCCAGGTCACGCTGTACAGCTGCTTTGACTATCGCTCTCATGCCTGAACTCCTGACATAGCGTAAGCTCTGGTTAAAATTGGGCGCCACTGCTGGCGAGCTTTGCTTTCGTCCACGTTTCCAAATCCGTTCTTGCGTACCTGCTGCTGCGCGCGTTTCTCTGCGTCATTTTCTGGCATTGCTGCATCACGGATCAGGCGATCGAAAGCATCATCAAAATCAATCTCCGGCGCGTCACCGGCCACCGGCTCCTGTCGCTGCTGTTCGACCGCTTCGGCCATAGCGGCTTTGTGGCTGCGCTGACGATCCCAAGCATTGGCGGCGGCCAGATAACCACCGAACCGGACGGCATCGAAAATCATCTTGGCGCTGAGCAGGTGGCCCATCTTCGGATCGCCCAGCAGCAGACTTGCGCGGTGTTCAGCCACCAGCTTCAGTTCGGCGGCGCTGTTGCCTTCTGCCAGGCGCTCGGTAATCTCCCGCAACGTGTCAGCG